TCAAAAAACTAATTTAAGAGCTTTAACTATAATTTTTGGTATACAAGCATTAAGAAGTGTTTTAAATTTACAAGAAGATAAAAAAATTGTTAGACCTACGAGCTTTACCGATAAAGAACTAATACAGGCATTTGAGTATTTCTTTGAACTCAAGAACACTCCAGGCTTACTTCAAGCAGCTTCTACATTTGAACTAATAAGGGCTGTTAAAGAAAAAGTAGATTTTATAGATAGTCTTCTTCAATCACCTTCCGAACCTAGACAAGCTGCATCTCTACTTATGGGTAGATTAGCGAAGGAAAAATTTAAAGTTAAACCTGGGGATAAAAATTATATTGCTTCAGTTTTAGAAAGTGGATCAATTTATTACTTTTTAATAGATTTTAAAAAATTTAAAGAAACAGATCTTTTAGAAAAAGTAACTGTATCAGCAGGAGAATTAAAAGTAGATTATATGTCTATTTTCGGTAAATCAGAATCTCCAGCAGATTAAAATTAGTTATGGCACAGGACATAAAAAAAATAATAGCACAAGAGTATATCAAGTGCGGTAAAGATCCGGCGTACTTCATGAAGAAGTATTGTCATATTCAACACCCGACTAGAGGTAGGATCTTATTTAATCTTTATCCATTTCAAGAAAAAGTATTACACTTATTTAAGGACAATACCAATATGGTATTACTTAAATCAAGACAGTTAGGTATTTCAACCTTAGCTGCAGCATACAGTTTATGGTTAATGATATTTCATAAAGATAAAAACGTCTTAGCATTAGCAACTACTCAAGCTACTGCAAGAAACTTAGTTACCAAAACTATCTTTATGTATGATGAACTACCTAAATGGTTAAAACTACCATCAGTAGAAAAAAATAAATTATCATTAAGATTAAAAAACGGATCAAAAATAACAGCTAAATCATCATCACCTGATGCTGCAAGATCAGAAGCAGTATCATTACTCTTAATGGATGAGGCAGCTTTTATAGATAATATTGAAGATACTTTTACAGCAGCTCAGCAAACGTTAGCTACAGGTGGTCAATGTATGGCGTTATCAACTCCTAACGGTATTGGTAACTGGTTTCATTTAACCTGGGAAAAAGCTGAAGCTGGAGAAAATACATTCTTACCAATACGATTACCTTGGACAGTACATCCTGAAAGAGACCAAGATTGGAGAAACCAGCAGGATAGAGATCTAGGTCCTCGTATGGCAGGTCAAGAATGTGATTGCGACTTCCTGGCATCTGGAGATACAGTATTTGAACCTGATGATATGTCGTTCTTTGAACAAACTTATCAAAAGGATCCTCTTGAAAGAAGAGGTGCAGATGGTAATTTATGGATATGGGAAGGAGTTGACTATGTTAAATCGTATATGGTAGTAGCTGACGTCGCTAGAGGAGACTCTACTGACTATTCTGCAGCTCACGTTTTTGATATAGAGAACTGTGTTCAAGTGGCCGAATACAAGGGTAAGCTATCACCTAAAGATTTCGGTAATTTCTTGACTGGTCTAGCATCCGAATATAATGAAGCATTGCTGGTCGTTGAAAATGCTAATATTGGATGGGCAACAATAGAGCAGGTTATGGAGAGGGAATACCGCAACCTCTACTACAGTTCCACAAGTAATCAGGAAACCGTAGAATCGTATATGCACAAGTATGAGCGTGATAAGCTTGTACCTGGTTTTACAATGTCTATGAGAACGCGTCCTTTAGTTATAGCAAAGATGATCGAGTATATTCGAGAGAAATCAGTTACTATACAATCAAAAAGGTTGATGTCTGAGATGCGAGTTTTTGTGTGGAAAAATGGTAAGGCACAAGCCCAGGACAGATATAATGACGATTTGATAATGTCTTGTGCCACTGCTCTATATGTTAGAGATACGGCACTAAAGTTAAGACAACAAGGTATAGATTTAGCTAGAGCTCAATTATCATCTTTTAATAATCTTAATAAACGAAATCCTGCCGTAATTACTTCAGTTGGAGATATGAGAAATAATCCTTATATTATAAAGACAAGAGATGGTGAAGAGGATATTTCTTGGTTAGTCAGATAGACTATTTATATAAAAATATTTAAATGGCAGATAAATCACTTTTTGGTAGACTGCAACGACTTTTTTCGTCTGACGTTATTATTCGTAACGTAGGTGGTGATGAACTTAAAGTAGCTGATACAAATACCATACAAACTACTGGTAGATACCAAACTAATTCGCTTATAGATAGATTTAGTAGATTATACTTATATAATCATAAAAATATTTATAACCCTAATCTAAACTACCAAACATTAAGAATACAGCTTTATACAGATTATGAAGCTATGGATACCGATCCTATTATAGCATCTGCTTTAGATATTATAGCTGATGAAGCAACAGTAAAAAATGATCAAGATGAAATACTATCAGTAAAATCATCTGATGAAAATATACAAAGAATATTATACAATTTATTCTATGACGTATTAAATATAGAATTTAATTTATGGTCATGGACTAGGAACATGTGTAAGTACGGAGACTTTTTCCTAAAGCTAGAGATAGCAGAGAAGTTCGGCGTATACAATGTTCTACCTTATACAGTTTATAACTTTATTAGAGAAGAAGGTACTGACCCAGAACAACCTGCTAAAGTAACTTTTAAATTAGACCCTGACGGTTTAGCAGCTTCTCAAAACCCTACTTATAGTTATACTAAAAAAGATACAGCTAAAATAGTTGAATTCGATAATTATGAAATAGCTCATTTTAGATTAATATCTGATACTTCTTATTTACCATACGGTAGATCTTATTTAGAACCAGCTAGAAAGATATTTAAGCAAACAACGTTAATGGAAGATGCGATGTTAATTCATCGTATAATGAGAGCTCCTGAGAAGAGAATGTTCTATATTAACGTAGGAGCTATACCACCAAATGAAGTTGATCAATTCATGCAAAAAACTATTAATAGCATGAAAAAAACTCCTTATGTAGGAGATGATGGTCAATACAACCTTAAGTTTAATATTCAAAATATGATGGAAGATTTCTACTTACCAGTAAGAGGTGGAGATTCATCTACTAGAATAGAAACTACTAAAGGTTTAGATTATGATGGTATTACTGACGTTAGATACTTGCAAGAAAAAATGTTTGCTGCTCTTAAGATACCAAAAGCTTATTTTGGATTTGAAGGAGATTTAAGTGGTAAAGCTACACTTGCAGCAGAAGATATAAGATTTGCTCGTTCAGTAGAAAGAATACAAAGAATATTAGAATCAGAGTTAACTAAAATAGCATTAGTTCATTTATATACTCAAGGATTTACTGGAGAAAGTTTAACTAATTTTGAAATTAAATTAACTACTCCTTCTATTATATTTGAACAAGAAAAAGTTGCATTATTAAAAGAGAAAATTGATTTAGCTAATCAAATGAAAGATACTAAATTATTCTCATCAGATTATATCTATGAAAATATATTTGATATGTCTGAAGATCAGTATATGCAAATGAGAGACTTAGTAAGAGAAGATTCTAAACGCTTCTTTAGATTAGCTCAAATAGAAAATGAAGGAAATGATCCTTCTAAATCAGGAGTTTCTTACGGTACACCTCACGATCTTGCATCAATGTACGGTAGAAGAGCTACTAATACACCTAAAGGAGGTACACCAGAAGAGTTACCAACAGGTTATTCAGAACAAGAGCCAAGTTGGGGTGAACCTGGACCTGAAGGAGGTAGACCAAGAGAAAAAGCTTCTGTGTATGGTACTCAAGATAAACCAGTAGGAGGTAGAGATCCTCTTGGTCAACATGGTATGAAAGGTGGTTATCCATCCGATAATGAGTACGTCAATGAAAATAGCACAACCAATACAGTTTACTTACAAAATAAAGATATGTTTAAAAGCTTAGTCTTCGAAAATAAAGAACAAGATGATAGTAAGTTACTTGATGAAGACAACATAAAAGATTTAGGTAACTAAGTCATATTTATAATAGTAAACGTGTAGAATGAAGATAAAACATTCCAAATACCGCAATACTGGACTTATTTTTGAACTGTTAGTAAAGCAGATTGCTGCTGATACTTTAGGTAATAATGATTCTCCGGCTATCGGTATACTTAAAAAATATTACGGATCTAATACATCCTTAGCAAAAGAATACAAACTATACGAATTTTTAGTTAAAAATAGTAATGTATCTCAAAATAAAGCTGAAGCAATACTTTCAACTATTACAGAGATATCAAGAAAACTAAATCAAAAAGTTTTAAAAGAAAGTAAATATAGTATAATAGCCGAAATAAAAAATAGTTATAATTTAGAAGATTTTTTCGGTATGCAAGTTAGAGACTACAAACCTCTAGCTGCTTTATATTGTTTATTAGAAGCTCAAAATTCTAATAATTTAATAGATCCACAAACTTTAGTGGATAATAAAACTACTATTTTAGAGCATCTTACGTCAAAACCACAAGATAGTAAAGAGGTAAAAGATACAATTATAGAAGAGTATTCTAAATACGATAAAGATTTAAAACTTCTCACGTTTAAAATATTACTTGAAAAGTTCAACAATAAGTATAAAGATCTTTTACCAGAACAAAAGATCATTTTAAAAGAGTTTATTACTTCAGTTAATTCACAAACACGTTTACGCACTTTAGTTAATGAAGAACTAAGTAAAATAAAAACTCAGGTTTCGAAATTATCATCTAAAGTAACTGATGATATTTTAAAAATTAAATTACATGAGGTATCTAAAGGTATAGTTTTATTATCAAATAAACAAAAAATAGTTGATACTCATTTAATTAATTTAATGCAATATTACGACCTAGTGAATGAACTTAAATCTTTATGACACGTTCACAGTTAGTTCAGTTAGTTAGGGAAGTAATGCAAGAGTTAGATGAAGCCAATACTACAAACGTAGGCGGTGCTTCTTTTACAGCAGGTGCAGGAGCTCAATATGCTACTCCATTTGCATTTGGTAGATCTACTAAAAATAGAGCTACTAAAACTTTAATGAAACAAGGATACAAAAAAATTAAAAGACCTAAACGTCCATCACATACAAAAGGATTTGATTACTTATGAGACAAATAACCGCAACAGAAAAATATAACGCCGTACTAGAAGGCAGTATGGCAAAGAGAGAGTTTGTTCGTCAAATGAGACAACAGTACCCAATGTACGTCTCTCAATATAATGGATTCGATGATACTGTTCAAATCCTTAAAAATCGTAATATGATATTTGAAGCTTCTAAACCTGCCTTCTCTGGAGTTAAAGTATATGACGATAGACCAGCATTAACTTATTCACTTGATGCCTTAGAAAGAGGTATTAGAATAGAATTAATGGCTGCAGGAAAAGAATTACCAAACGATTATATTACTCCGGAAGAGTATGCTAAAGCAGAAAAGAAAGCAAAAGATAATTTAGAAAAAGATTGCAACCATTACCTTAATTTATTATCAGGTGAATCTAATAAAGTAGATAAGCACGATAGAGAAAAAGAAGTAAAAAGAGGAGAAGGAGATGTAGATACTTACAATGGAATGAAAAAAGCTACTTTGAAAGAAGAAGTACAAGAAGAAGTTGATCCTAATCCACCTATGTCAGAAGATGCTAAAAAAGCTATGCTTGGTAAAGTGATAGGGGTATTAAGAACTAAATATAGTGATTTAATTAGTACTAATATTATTAAAGATTTTGTAAAAACTCATTATGAAGATCTTTTAGCTGGAGAAGATATAGAAAGTGAATTCAGAGAATTTCTAGCTAATAATTATGAAGGACCTTCTGATTTTCCTAGCCCTGGTATGGATGAGAAAAAAGGAAAAGATATTGACATGTCTTCCAAAGACGGATATATAGCTTTTATAGATAATGAAAATATTTTTGCAAGTTA